CACACGGATATAACCGGTCAGATCAGTCCAGTTGCCTCTGTCCGGCTCGGTTGTCTGACTAAGGAACGGCGCCGTAAAAGACACAGTTGGCATGCTGTTTACTCCCTTCCGCCGGTTATATGTGCCACAAAGCCGTCGTAGTAGATCGTATAGATGGCTGTACCGCTGGTGAGCGGCGCCAACGGCATGGCACCGCCCACGTACTTGCTACCAATTGGCCACGTTACGGTGCGTGTGGTGCCGTCGCCAATGCCCCGCAGGATGTAGTTGCCAACGCCACTTGGGAACACAAACTCTATTGTACAGTTGTTGTTGAAGGTGAGTTTCTGTTTTTGACCGTTGTTAAAGTCAATGACCTTGGTTGCGCCATTGTAGTCAATAGCGCCCGCGTTATACTCAGTGTTGAATCTAACAGGTCCAGTGAACACGTCGCCCGCTTTATTCACCTTCAAAGCGATCGCAGCATTTGTCGTAGCTTCGGAAACCGCCACAGCGGCATTGATGGCGGAAATGACTTCCGACACGCGGGGTACTTGGCTCCCGGTAGCGCCGGCTGGTACAACCACCGGACCAGTGAATGTGTCGCCGGCTTTGTTTGCCTTCAGCGCCAAGCCGCTTGTGATAGTGCCGGACAGTGTAGTATTGAGCGTGTCCAGCAGGCTCTTTAGCTCGTCACAGGCCGAGGACAGGTTATTGGCGGTCAGCCCTTGCGTGCTGGTGAATACGATTCCGTTTGGCCCGAAAAGCAAGGACGCTACACCGTTAGATGTAAAGCCTGCAACACCGTTGGCGGCCCGATAAAAGCCAGTGTCTAAGTCCAGCGCCCAAAACAAAGCCGGGACACTTGGTGACCCGTCAAGCAGCGATAGGGTGCTAGTGACGGATGTTGTTACTGCAGGCGTGACATTTATTCCGTCGCAGTAAACTACGGTTTTTTGGCCAGCAGCTAGAAGCGTGGCCAAACCGCTCCCTGTGGTCAAGGTGACTGAGTAGGCTCCGATAGTAGTTTCAACGTTTACAAAATAAACGTTATCGGTGCTGGGCAGGTTGATAACAAGGTTAGACGTGGCTGCACCTGACACACGGATCATCCGCCCAGCCACGTCCGCAGAGCTTAGGGTAACCGGCGAGACGGCTGCATTAACGACTACTTCGCCAAATACAAAAGTGGCATCACGGCCAAAGCCCACTGTAATCCAGCCGGTGCCGGTGCTCACCAGTATCAGCGACTCTTGTGGGCTGACAGTCTTTGAGGAGCTGCCGTCCACTTGCTCGCCACCACTTGGCACTAGGATTAAGCTGCCTGCAGAGCTATTACGGAGCATTACGTAGAAGCCGCTCTGTAGAGTGCCGGCAAGTGGCAAAGTAAGCACAAGCCCGCCTGCTACGGCGTCAAGCGCGTGTGCTCGGTCAATGGCCTGCAGCGTATAGCTTGAGTTTAGCCCTCGGTACGGAGCGTCGACATGAAGCCTGTTAGCCAGCACCCTCAGGCCCTCGCCGGCAAGCGCAGAAGCGTCGGCGCCACTGGTGCCTGTGCCAAAAGTATAAACTGCCCACTCACCGCCAGCGGTGTCATTGTTAATTACTTGAAAGTATTTTACAACGCCGGGCGCAATGGAGGAGACGCCTGCGCCGGTGCTATCCTGAATGTCTAACGCATTTGCGCCAACATTGCGCAGTCGAAGCTCCGTCCCAACGGAAACCCGGTCAGCAGGCGGCAGTTTTAAGTTGAGCCCTGCACTTGCGGTAAAGTCTACACAAGTGGTAGCCAAGAACTCGCTGGCTACTATCCCAGTAAAGTTGTTAGGCCATGACAGGGTAGAATTTACAATAACTTCAGCAAAGCTGTACTGGGCTTCACTTGGCGGTACCGTGTACTGCCCAAACAAATCTGAATAGTCCACAGCGCTTACCTCAGGTTGTTGAGCTTGTAGAGTGTTGACAGGTACAGCTCAAGAAGTTCTGCCACAATATTCTCCAAAGGTGCAAGGTCTCTGCTTAGCGTGTCAAGGTTTTGCTGCAGCCAAACAGCCTGCTCAGCCAGTAGTTCGGCTGGCGTACTTTTTGCACGTTCTAGCTCAATTTTAGAAAGCTTTTCAAAAGCGCCCTGGTAACACTCCACCAGGCGGTCCGTAATGCTAACAACCTCCGTATAGAAGTGCTCTAGAGCCCTGTGCTCTGAGTAACTGCTGGTGCTCCAGTGCGCAAGGTGCGCAGCGTCACGTGCTGCAAAGACTTTTGCTACAAGCTGCTCAATCATTTAGCGTCGCTCCTAAGCAGTGCCTGGTCGCCAAACAGCCGCCGCTGTGATTCCTCAAGCAAATCTTGGCGGGCTATGTCATACAGGCCTTTAAACTCAGCGGCCCGCTGTTCAAGCTTTAAAAATGGCTGCGCCTCTAGTAGCGTTGCATAGAGCAAGAGCTGCGGAGCGTACTGGGTAGTCCAGTTTGTCTGAGTTGTCTGGTCCAACGGCAGTGGCCGTTCAAAGTAGGCAAGCTCAAAGTTGTAAACCTGGTCGGGCTTAGCTGCGACCAAAAAGTGCTCGTAGCCGTAGTCTGCATAGTACTGTGGTAGGCCAGTGCTGCTAGCGTTGAGCGCAAATGACCGGCAAAACGTGTAGCTCCTGAACTTCAAAAAAGTAGCCGAGAACTCCGCATCACGCACCATAAACGTGCTAGTTTCACGCCACCTAGCGGGCTTAGCTACGACATCCTGGTCTGGCTCAAAGGCACCTGTGACAATCTTTAGGAGTCCTAAACCCCTGGTTTGGCTTGCAATACGGTTTTCAGCAAGCATTACAAACCTGGGTATCTGGTCAATGAAAGGGCGATCGTTGCGCTCTGCATACATTGCCACGTCGGCAAGTAGCGAGTTGTAGGTCATGCTTTCTGCCATAGCTTACCTCGTGTAGCAGCCAATGTTCGGTGCAAAGTAGGTCGGTGCCGAATCAGTTTCGCCGCCCTCGACCTCAAGTGTCATGCTTTGCGCCATACTTTGAACAAGCGTCACCCGCTCTGCCTTTACCTCTGGCAGTTCAAATGCCAGTCGTAGGGCCAGATGCCAAGTGATAGCCTCTAGCCACCGAGCCGGGATGTCTAGCTCGTCGCCTATTTCGCCAACATCTTGGATAGCCCGGTAGCGGTAGACTACCAAGTGTTTTGTTGCGTCATTTGGCACAGGCCAGAGTGTTATTTGAGGCTCTCGCAGCTTCTCAAAATAGTAGTTGATAGGCACGGCGGACTGTACAGTCTTGTCCGGCAGGCTAGAGTAATCATCGCGGTTTAGTGCCGTGATTGGTAGGTCTCTGAAGCTGCCGTCGCCCATAGGCGTGGCAAGATTTAAGTTGAGTACGTCGGTGGTGCCCGGCGGCAGAACGTAGACAGCCTGCCCTGCTACAAGAGGCACTGTCTGGCTGTCAATGCACCAAAGATTTAGGCCTCTATTAGACATGCTCATCAGCAGCATGTACAGGTCCTCTTTTGCCGTCTCAATGGTTTCAGCGGTGGCGCTGGCTGGGCTAAGTCCGCACCTCCGCAAAGCCTTCTCAATGAGCTTGACAGTGCTTATAATCGTGTTGCCAACAGTGCCGGAGGTTGCCATATGCTACACACCTAGATTTACCAATAGCATAATTATAAGTCGCTTGCGTGCGGAGGGCGTCGCTAATAAACCTGCGACGCGCGGACTGTTAAACTGCGTGCCACAGACACTTCATTCGGTTTCACGGCTACTTTTGTTTAGCCGGCTACGTACAAACAGCAGCCGCTGCGCGTCCACCGCTTCCGCCGCCAGTCGCTGGTTGACTGACAATGTACCTCCAATTGGCCTGCTCGCGTCTGCGGCGGCTTAAATAGACACGTCGCGCTCCTACTTTGTAAAACTGTATTCTACAAAGCACGTCGTACGTTGCTACGTGACTATTTTAACGCCTGCAGAAGAAGGCCCGAACCAAGTACTTGGTTCGGGCCTTAAGGTCAGTCCTTAAACCTTCGGGGATTGGGTTATCCCCGCGCACTCACGGGGGTTAGACTTCGGCTTGCCAGTCAAACGCCAGCGCCCCGGCACTGCCTGCACGGCTGACGGTGAACGTCGTCGCGGTCCGCGCAGACACCCACACTGCTTCGCTGCCGCGCGATGTCACGACGGCTGATGTGGGCGCTGCGGAGAGCCCGTGCGTCACAACCGCGGTGGATGCCGCATCCG